GTCGTCAATCCACCGCCACTCCCCCGTCTCGTCTTGCTCGAGGAAGTCGTAGCGGTTAAACTGCCGGTACTCGGCCCGGCCCTCGATGTCGTGGGAGACCACCGGCCGCGGCTCGTCGGCGTAGGCTAATTTGAATTTGAACATGGCCTCAAAGAGCGCCGCGTAGGCCGCGTCCTTCATGACCCGTTTTGACTCCAGCCGTCCGGCGGCTTGAGCGGCGGAGAACTCCTTGGCCGTCCCGCTGGTGGCCGTGGTGTCCTTGCGGCCCTGGAAGGAGTCGGTGATACCGATGACCTGCCGCGCCTCCTCGTAGATCTGCGCCAGATAGGCCATGTCCTGCTCGATATCCCCCTGGAGGTCGTACACGTCCAGATACGACTTGTCCGCCGGGCTGGAGAGATAAATCTTCTTCATGTCCTCCTCGTCGTAGCGGATTTTCGCGTCGTTGGGAAGGCTGATGTAGCTGCCCGACTTGGTGAGCTTGTCGATGATCTTGGCCTCGATGCGGTTGGTGGTGTTCTGTTGGTCGGCGATTTTGTCCAGGTCGCTGTCCCCCAAGAACCTGCCGTACAC